AAAGAAACGTGCCAAGTCCTTACGATTTAAAAGGTGGCTCGGAATGGTTTAATAGTGGCAAGTGTATGATAACCGTACACCGTGAAGATTTAAGCTACAACCAAGCAATAATAAACTTTAATAAGATTAAGCCACGTTCAGTTGGTAACATCGGACAATTAGAATTATGGTTTGATAAAGAAAAGTTTCTATATTATGAGCAAGATAATCCTGTGCCGAATGTTTATAACAAGATTTACGCACAACAAAAACACGAATAAATGGATACTTTAGAAATATTAAAAGCAAAGATAAACCTACAAACAACTATTATAAAGTTTACAAGTAGCATAGAGGAGTTACAGGCAAAGCATCCAGAACGTAAAGACTTAATAGATTCAATGGTTGATAGTTTAGAAGATATAAGCCATTTTCAATCCGTGTTTATGCAGTTTGAAGACCAATATCTTTTAGAATGTAAAAGTAATTTACGTTTACAAATGGTTATAAGTGAACAAAAACACGAATTAGATAAATTAAATATTTTAGTAGAAAACTTAAAAGAGGGTATATAATGCCACGATGTAAAAACTGCAAGGAGAAATTTGAAGTAAAACACTTTAACCAAAAGTATTGCTTTAAAACTGACTGCATTAAAGTATGGGTAGAAACGGCAAAAGTTAAGAACTGGAAGAAAGAAAAAAAGAAATTGAAAGACGAATTAGAAACGGTGCAAAGCTTAACTAAAAAAGCACAAGTGTACTTTAACGCATACATAAGAGCAAGAGATAAACATAAACTTTGTGTAAGTTGCGAAAAGCCATTAGGAAGTAAATTTGATGCAGGACATTATTTTAGTACAAGCCACAAGAACGTAACATTTAATGAGATGAATGTACACGGACAATGTGTATTTTGTAATCAGCACCAACACGGAAATTTACTTAACTATCAAATCGGTATAGAAAAAAGAATTGGAGGCGAAGAACTAATAAAATTACACGAAGAAGCACACAAGATAAGAAAGTATACAAGAGAAGAATTGAAAGATATAATAGAAACCTATAAACAAAAAAAGAAAGATGTCAAAGGGACTGATTAGAAACACGAATCAAGTTAAACAGGCTATTGATTTTGTAGGTGCAGAATGGAAAGATATACACCCAAGCGATATAGATGCAGTTCTGGAGTTTGATAATGAACATCTGATATTGTTTGAAGTAAAGCGTAAAGGTCATAGCATACCAAAAGGTCAAAGGTTATTACTTACAAGAATAGTAGATTGTTGGCAACGTAAAGGCAAGGCAATTATATTAAAAGGAGAACACGAATGTAATGACACAGAAACGATAGTATTGCAAGATTGTGAGCTTACTGCATTGTATTATGATGGGTTTTGGAAAAAGCCAGACTATCAATTAACCGTAGGAAAGGCGATGAATCTATTAGGAAAACATTGGGATATAAAAAAAATGTTAAAATAATTTCATTTTATAGTTGTATAAACAAAATAAAGTATTATATTTGTGTATACAAATTAATTAAAAACAAAAAAAATGATTTACACAAAAACACAAATTATCGAAGGTTTAAAAAAAGTATTTACAAACCCACAATTTTACGTAACAGAAAAAGGAGACTTGACAATGTCTTTAGATGGTAAATTTGTAGACCACGAATGGAAGAAAGGAACTTTTACAAATAAATAAACAACAGGGGGTGTAAAAACCCCCTTTAATCAAATAAATAAACACGTTATGAAAGAAACATTATTTACAAGACTGGCGAAAATCCAGCAAGAATTAAAAGCACCAAAGAATCAGTTTAACAAGTTTGGCAACTACAAGTACAGAAGTTGCGAAGATATACTTGAAGCCGTTAAGCCACTATTAAATGGTTTAGCACTTAACTTAACTGATGAAGTTAAAGAAGCGGCTGGTTATATGTATGTAGAATCTACTGCTATGATTACAGATGGCACAAAGATGCAAGCAGTAAAAGCACAAGCAGGAATAGACCCAATGCGTAAAGGAATGGATATTTCGCAGTCGTTTGGAAGTAGCAGCTCTTATGCTCGGAAAAGAGCATTAAACGGATTATTTTTAATAGACGATAGTAAAGACGCAGACACAACAAACACGCATAATAAAAACGAAGTAAAGAAAGAAAAGCTATCTAAAAAACGATTTGAAGACGCATTGAAAGCGTTACAAGATGGCAAGATAAACAAAGCCAAATTAGAAGAGTTTGATTTATCGCCTTTACAAGTTAAAGCTTTAGAGTTATGTTGAAGATTAGATGTTCAGCACTTGGCAAAATAATGACCAACACAAGAAGTAAAAAAGAAACACTTGGCGAAACCTGTAAAAGTTATATTGAATCTTTATGTAAAGAAAATGAACATTCTATATGTATGGAAGCATCATACAAGTACACTATAAAAGGCATAGAGTGCGAAAAAGAAGCTATTAAATTAGCTAATAAAGTCTTAAAATGGGGTTTAACTGATGAGTATATAAACGGAGAGCAGATAGCACACGAAAATGATTATCTAACAGGACATACAGATGTATTAAGCAAAACGGTTTTAGCCGATGTTAAAACAAGCTGGAATGGAATTACTTTTCCTATGTTTAAAAAGAAGATACCAAACAAAGACTACTATTGGCAATGTATGGGGTATTTAGCTTTGACAGGATATGATAAATGTAATTTAGCTTATTGCTTAATAAACACACCAAAAGATTTGTTATTTCAAGAAATAAAGTCTGAACATTACAAAAAAAATCCATTTTGGGACGGAGAAGAAGACGATATAATTGTTAACGAGGTTACAAGTAGGCACGTTTTTGACCATATTAAAGACGATTTAAGAGTAAACAATTTTGTAATTGAAAGGAACGAAGAAGAAATAAAAGCAATCTACGATAGAATAAAAGAATGTAGAAAGTATTACGAAACTTTAATAGATGAAAACACGAAAGACTGATATTGTTACAATAAGAGTAACAGAAGAAGAGAAAAAGCTTTTAAAAGAAAAAGCAAGGCGAAAACGAAAGACGTTAAGTGCCTACATTATAAGTAAAACAATAAATTAAGTTATGGAACAAAAGAACAACACAGGAGCAATTTTTAAAAACGATTACAAAAAAACGGATTCGCATCCAGATTACAAAGGTAAGGCACTTATTGATGGTGTAGAAAAAGAAGTGGCACTATGGCTAAACGAATCTAAAAGTGGTGTAAAGTATTTTAGTGCAAAGTTTAGTAAACCGTACCAAGCAGAAGTTGAAGCTGGTGGCAACGAAGACGCAAAGCACGATGCACAACGTTCTAATTTAGATGGATTGCCTTTTTAAATTATAAACTATAAAACGAAAGAAGCACTTTGAAAGAGGTGCTTTTTTCATTTAATGTCATTATCTATCAAAAAATTGGGGGAATAATTGGGTAAAGAATTGGGTAAAAAATAAGATAAGCAATTTTATTTTGTTGATTTAATGCCTATATACAAAGGGATAGAGATAAAAAAGTTATGGTTTAAAGTGGACCACGACAAAAATCATTAGTTATCAACAACTATCAGTTTAAAACTTCGTCTATACATTATTAGAAAATAATCATTACATTTGTTTAATATCTAATCAATGAACTGGCTTAAAGAGGTTGCAAAGTTTCACGCTGACTATTTGAGAATCGTACAAAGCTACGGAGAAGACTTCTACGCAGAAGACATAGTACAAGAAATGTATATTAGATTACACAAGTATGCAGATAGAGAAAAGGTCATACAAAAAAACGGAACAATTAACAGAGCATACATACACTTTACTTTAAGAAACATATTCAAAGATTTGGCAAAGGAACGAAACAAGCATCAGAAAGTTAATATAGAAGAACGCAAAGACATTGGCGTTACTTATGACTATATATCAAAAGAAAAAGCTTTTAGTAGTATGATTAAACGAGTAAAAGAAGAAGCTGAAACTTGGCACTGGTACGATGAAATGTTGTTTAAGCATTATTTTGATAGTGGAATGAGTATGCGTGAACTTGCTGACGAAACAAGAATAAGCACAAGTAGTATTTTTCAAACAATAAAATACTGCAAAGGAAAACTAAAAGAAAATCTTGCAGAAGATTACGAAGATTATAAAAACGAAGATTACGAACTAATATAATTATGGAAAAAAACAAAGAATACTATTTAGGATTAGACAAAAGAAGTAAAGAGTATAAAGACTGGAAGAAGCAACAACCTGTTGAGGGTTTAGGAGACGTTATCGAAAAGGTAACAGAAGCTACAGGAATAAAGAAAGCTATTAAATGGTTGGCAGGAGACGATTGTGGATGCGATGAACGTAAGGAAAAACTAAACAAACTTTTTCCAAGTAGATTTAAAGCCGATTGCCTACAAAAAGACGAATACGAATTTTTAAAAGATTGGTTTTCACAGAACAAAACACGAATGAAGCCAAGCGAACAACGTGACTTGTTAGTAATATACAATAGAGTATTCAGAACTAAACAACAATACACCACTTGTGCAAGTTGTTTAAGGGATATTAATAACAGAATAAAGAAAGTATACGAAACTTACGAAGAAAAATAATATGGCAAAAAGAGGAAGACCAAAAAGCTTAAAAGACCCACAAGAATTAGAAGACATTTTTGAGGCATACAAAACTTACACAAAAACGAATCCAAGATTTAAATATCACTTAAACCAAAGAACAGGAGATATGGTAGGAGAGCCGTTAGAAGTTCCACTGACTATAGAGGGGTTTGAACTATATTGTCACAAGAAATTTAACTTCACGGCAAAGCATTATTTAGAGAATACAGAAAAGAGATATGAAGAATTCTGTACTATCGCTACACGCGTACGCAAGGAAATACGCGACGACCAAATCAAAGGTGGTATGGTAGGCCAATACAATCCAAGCATAACTGCACGATTAAATAGCTTAAAAGAACAGATAGAACAAACGAATATAGAGCAACCACTTTTCCCAGATGTTTCAAAGGACAACGGCAATAAATAAAATACTTGCGATAAAAAAACGGATTAAGATTGTTCAAGGTGGAACATCAGCAGGCAAGACATA